CTGTCTTTTTTGCAAGCGCTTGTTTTTGTGCAAATTCTAATCCTAGTTTAGGATCAACTCTAGTTATTTTAGAAATATAATCAGGATCGTTAGGATCTAACCCGCGCAACATATTACGATTTTCTATATCTTGTTCTGCTTCTCTTATTTTTAGCGCATTAAGCTGTTGACCTTGTTGTCCACTTTGAATTTGCGAATACGCCGCCATTTGATTTAATGGACTTTCAATCTGAATAGGTCTAACGCCTAACGCAATGCTTGGATCAATAGTTGCCATAATCAGTCCTTAAAAATCGTAATATACAGGGTTACCTGAAGTAACGCCAACTGGTTGTGTATTCATCATATTAGCGCCATAAGCATTTGGATTTCTAGCTAAATTTAAATTATTTAAATACTGTTGATTCTGATAGAAGTTTATTCCTTGGCCTAATGCGCTACTTGCAGCATTAGCCCCACCAACGTAACCAGATGCTCTTGCATTACCTGCGCCAATAATGTTACTAGCTTGACCAGCACCAAATGCACCTAACGCATTACCTACATTACTTGCGTAATTAGCGCCGCCACTAATGTCTTGCCCTGTGGCGGTCTGTCCTGTACCCATTAAACTTTGTAGTGGGTTTAACTGGTTAGAACGATTAATTTGATACCGATTAAACGCATTTTGATATTCTTGTGACGCTAAGTCTTGCCCGTAGCGTTGCGCTCCTTTTAAAGCAGCGCCTGATAATAACCCACCTCTAGCAGCCGCTGTACGGTCAAGCGCTTTCGTGCCTTCGGATAAACGGAACGCATAACCTGGATCGGCTTGGTAGTCAGCCATACTAAAATCTTTAGCGTATCTGCCATCGCCTTCGCCTAAACCTAAATAGCCTAATAACTTATTTTGAGCAGTTAAACCAGCTTCTCTAAAAGGTTTATTTAACTCAAGATTTTTTAAGTATTGTTCGCGTTGTAGCGCAACTTGTTCATTAGCAATATCGCGTTGCGCTTGCGTAGCTTCACCTGCCGCTTGCGCTTGCGCGCTAGATGCTCTGCTAGACGCCAAGTTGCCTATTACAGCGCTACCTACTATTGCGGTTGCAATTCCAGACATATTAATTTCTCCTTATTGCTAAACTTAAAGCCTGACGATAGTCAATTGTAATTTCTTTACCTAAATTACCACCTTGACAACCGTCAATAGTTATAGTTGCCACTAAATTTATATCACCATTATCCAACAAAATCATCTTAGCGTTGGGATTTTTTGAATGATTAGTAAATCTACCCGCTGGCGTACGCAAACCGTTAATTCTAGCGGGGGCAATTATTTCGCCTGCGTCAATGTTTCCTGTAGCAAATACACCTTGCCCGTCTATATTTGACTGCGCTACCATTACTTTATAGTTACCTAACGGGAAATCACATTGGTCATCTAAGTTTTGGACTTGTTTTTGTACCGTTTCTTGGTCAAAACCATATTCAGCAATAGCAGCGTAATAATCTGCAATATCTTCAGAATGGTCAAAAGACAGCAATAATTGCTGGTTTTTCTGATGTTCTTGCCAAGTTTGGCTCTTATTTAAAAACATGGATTCTAAAGTCTCTATGTTTGTTTCATTGGTTGCGTAAATGTTTTGCCAAACTACAGTTTCATGGATGTAGCCAATTTTGCGTCCTGGCTTGCTTACAAAAGTTTGTGGCGCTGTTAATTCAGTATGTGTACCATCTTCGTTAACCATTGTAACCCTACCAGCCAACATATTGTTTAAATGTGTTGTGGTTTGGTAATGACCAATTGACAACGACCCAGCGGGGATAGTTACTTCACGGATATAAATGTTAGGGCCAAAACGATGCACAACAGGGCAATCAACTTGAGGTTGCTGTAAAAAAGCGTCCTCAAGAATCTCGACATTTTGTATATGTGTAAGGTTCATACAATTGCCGTAATAATGCCGTTAGTAACGGTAACTGTCTTACCATCGCTTGTTGTAAAACTACCTGACACGCCATTATTGGTCAGCGTATAGATGTTAAAGAAAAATCTGTACCATTGGGTTGACAGTAGATCTGTATCAGCCAGTAGCACAGGTACTTTAGACGAAGGGATTTGGGTTATGTTTTCCATTATGATCTTGTCTGCGATAGATGTAATTCTGCGGCCATGATAGCAATCTTAACTGGATCCGTACCTGATATTTCATAGACGCGATCACGCAACTTAACGGTCATGCCCAAACGACGCCAGAATGTACGGGTACCGTAATCACCTAGCTGCCCCATTGAAGTCCAATGCTCATTAGACCATGTATGACCTGCATCGTCAGACCAACGCAACATGACTTGAGGAATGTAGCCTGGCGCTGCCGAATGAACCGTAGTGACTAATAAATTGTAATCTAGCCCAATATAGTCGTCATCTTCAGTCACTAAAAAATCACTAGCTTCTGTTAGCAAATACCCTGTAGCGCCTGTTGCAAGTCGAAGCCCTGCTTGCGTATCAATGTACTCCGCTTCGGTGTATTCAGGGTACAGGTTAAGCCCAACGCCTGTCTCAGCGTCAAGCTGTAAAGTATGTTGCGCTGTACGGTTTAATGTATTTGCGTCGGTTGGCAACGCGCGCCATGATCGTAACCATTTCTGAACCCCTACGCTATCGTCATAAACATCTAAGTCTAAAGCGTAGATATTGCCGTTTTGGTAGTCACCAACAACAATTGTGTCGTTAAAATTCATCTGACAGTTGGAACGATGGCGGGTAAACTCGCCATTAACAAACCCTGCACGCTCATGCCACAACTGCGTGGCTACGTCATACACCCATGTTTTGCCTGCGGTAGGGAATGTCAACACATAAAAAGAATGGCCTTCTTGCTGATATGTATACGCAATGGCGTCAGCTAGAACAGCGTAGTTTTGTATGGCGTATTCAATAGCATGAGTAGAAACCCTAACAGCGTTGTAGCCTTGGTTACGGTAGACAATACCAAAACCCCGCGCATCAGCGCCTAGCCAAAATAAACTGTTATCTAGTTTAGCAACGGAAAACGTAGCTAAACAACCCACTTCGTTATACGCGCCTTGGATAGGTGACAGAGGAAAGTCTACGGCGCCTGAGTCGTACCAGACTTCGGTGGAGTTAGTACCAAACAACCAAATTTCACGGTTGTTAACCGCTACGTTTAATAGATCGTCAGGAGCGCTCTCAGCACTAGCAAAGTCTAACGGATCAACGGATGTACCGTCTAATAGTGTTGTAATCCAAACAACTTGTGAGTCTGGTTGGTTAAATACAAAATAACCGTCAATGTAGCCAACTGTTACGGCGCCTGCAAAATCAGGGTCAGTAATCTGTTGAAATGCTTGTGTAGACTTGTTGTAAATATACCCGTCAGGATTACACGCCAAGAACAGTTGTATGCCGTTGTCGGCAATAGACACAGGGCCTGTACCCGACACAATACCTAAAAGTTTAACATTGTATTGGTTGTCTACGCGGTAAAACTCATTACCTGATACTACAAAAGAATCTTCATTACTTGACTGGTTTGCCCATACTGCACGAATGGGGCCATTACCAACTGTAACTAATCTTCTAAGCCCAGGCGCTCTATTTAAAAAGCCCGTGTCTTTTCCCCCTTCAGGCGTTGCTTCAGGGAATAGATTAATCATGCGGTTATCCGCCGCATTGATTGATCTAGCTACATAGGCTTGACCTAAGATTGGGCTTTTCATACTTACGCAGTAGTAGCTTTAATGACCGCAAACGCAATAACAATAGCTTCTGATAGCGAACCAGCCGTAATGTTACGCACGTTAATGCTTGCTGATCCAGCTGCCGATTGTGCGTTTAACAAATAAGAGCCTGCTGTACCAGCGCTAATATGATTTAAAATTAGCACATCGCCAGCTTCGATAACAGTATTAGTTAGCGTAAACGATACGGTTGTGTCTGCGGCTAATGCAGCGTTATTTAGTGTAATTTGACCATTTGATTTAGATAGCGTAACAGCCGTAGCTTTGCTAGTAATTTGCGTAACCGTACCCGCAGAACCTGTGGTATAGCCTACTTTACCTGTTGCTGAAATTAAAATGTTACTTGTTGCCGTAAGCGAAGTAGCTGTAGCGTTACCTAATACAGGTGACGTTAGCGTAGGGCTACCTGTGCAATTAGTCAATATACCGCTTGATGGGGTGCCTAGCGCAGGCGTAATCAAAATTGGGCTACCAGTACAGTTACTAATATTACCGCTTGCAGGCGTGCCTAATGCAGGTGTTATTAGCGTAGGGCTAGTTATGGTAGGAGCGTTAAATATTAACGCATTGGTTATCTGCCTAGTAACATTGTCGCTTTGAACAATAGGGAATATATCTGTGGTCGCAGCTGCGGTTGCGACGGGTAATTCGGTAATAGCAATATCACTCATACGTTATCCTTAATAATTGCCTGCAAATATGTTATAGCGCTGACGTGTGCCAACAATACTGTATGGCAAGGACATAATGTCATCTGGGTTGTTAATACGTTTTAGATTGCGTTTAGATGTCATAGCAATCCGTGATACTTGTGGGCTTGGCTCAACGCCAAACTCGGCTGCAATCTCGCACGCTAAGTTGTATCTGAAAGCTCTTAAATAGCCTGGTGGAAACGCTATTACCGTTGATAGCGTAGCAGGCTGAGTTAACTCCTCAACCGAAACAAAATGCCATTCCAATACTTTAGTAGGCACAGGATATACATACATTTCAATATCAGGGTACGTCATGTTAACCCATATTACTTGCGGGTATGTGCTAGTGACTGTTTTAACGGCAATACCATCGTATTGTTGTTGGTTAATAATCTTAATACCAAACGAGATACCGTTGGCAGGGTCAAGAAAGTAAGTTGAGTCGTCTAATAGAATAGGTCGATTACCTACAAAGTCACCTGTAGGGCCTAGCGTTCTACTGCGCGCATTAGGTATCCAACTAAATACTTGATCTTGGGTAGAAAATACAGACAGACGCTCAGTATTCCATGAGTCAATCATTTGATTCAATGCAAATAAAGCGTCTTGAGATGTGGCGGCTGAAGGTGTTTCACCTTCGGCAAGCATACCGATTAAACGTAAAGCGCCATTAATCTGATCGTTGGCGGTATAAGTTGCCATAACTCACCCTTTATTCAATAGTTTTACGACGTCTTTTTACTTCCAACGTGTTAACTGGAGCCGCAATCACTTCTTCTTCAGATGGCGTATCGGTAGTATAACGCACCCAGCCGTTTTGTTCATCAAATTCTGCTTCTTGTTCCATCGTAGCAACTTTACTACCGTGGTTAGGATGTTTTAAGTAAATAGTCATATTTTATTCGGTAGGGGGCGTACTGCCCCCTGATTTTAATTAAAAATAAATTAAACCTGCGCAACGTGAATAGTTGCAAAATTTATAGTTAATGCTTCACTTAAACTACCTGCGCTTGCGTTTGTAATTGTAATAGTAAATGAACCCGCAGCGACCGCAGCAATAGAAAGTAAATACGTTCCTGCTGTAGCCGCGCCGCTTGCTATTGCAACAACTGGTACATCATAAGCACTTATAGCACTATTAGTAACAACAAAAGCTACTTCGGCAGCAGACGCTAATGCAGCGTTATTAGTCACAATTTGACCAACAGATGCGTTAATTGTCACGCCTGTTGATTTACTTGTGGCTTGTGTAACGGTTGACGGCGCTGTACTACTTGAGCCAGTATTGTAACCAATTTGACCCGTGCCAGCCAAAGCGTAAATATTACTTGAACTTTTTAGATCTTGATCTTCAAAAGCTACGCCTATTGATTTGGTATTACCCATAATCTATTCCCCTATAAAATCCCCGCCGAAGCGGGGGATTAATATTAACCAGCTACGCGATAGAAAACATAAGTCGCATCAGCCGTTTTACGAACACGCCAATTAGCTGACGTAGCCGCAGAGACAGCTGCTGTACCTACCAAAGTACAACCTGTATTAGCCGTTACAGTAGCAGCGTTAGTTGCGCCTGTATTAATGATATAAAAATCAAAACAACTATTTACTTTCATACTTGGAAATGCTGTATCTAATTCTGTTCCAAGAGGAACAGTTAAAGCTACGGCGGCGCCAGTATAAGTAATAATACCTGTTGCTAGTTCGGCTGCTGTTAAAGTTGCGGCTGCTGTTTTAGCCGTTGGGGTTGGCTGCGTAACCATGTTAATTTCTGTTAAGTTACCGTCGCCTAGTTGATAACCACCTGCACCATTAGGTAATGCCATAATAATTCTCCTTAAATATTAAAAAAGCCCCCGTCTACACGGGAGCATTTAGGTTTAACCCCACAGACGGCAAGCCATTTGTGGTCGGATCACGCTGTAACCGTATAGAACGTCAATACGGCAAGGTAAACGGTCATTGTTGATGTCGTACTGACGTACAACACGCATCGAGATACCGTTGTGAACTTGACGTGAAGCCATGTCTACACCTTGTGGTAATAGCAAGTCAGCAGTCGCAAAAGTGATCGCATCTTTGTGATAGATCAAGTTTTGTGGGTAAGCTGT